CGGGATCATGCGATCACCGGGGTCCGCAGCCGGCGCAAGGCGCCGACCACCAGCGGATGCAAGTCGCCCCGCTCGAGGTCACGACGCGGCCCGCCGCCTTCGAGGTCGTCGCCCCGGAAGCGCCAGAACTCGCCCGTCTGGAACAGGATCATCTGCGGCACGATGGCCGGCGCCGTCGACGGCGTCCAGTCGGCCACGATCAGCACGTCCTCCGGGTACGGGCTGAGGTATTCGAGAATCGCGTACTCGGCCGCGTCCACGGTGAGCTGGAGCGCCGCATCGTCGGGATGCCCGGCGGGCGTGCCCGTGCGCAGGTAATCCTTCGCCTGCTGTAGCGTCACCAGAATGGCGCTCACTGCACCGTGCCCCGGAGGTCGGTCACCTCGATCGAAGAGTTGGGCTCGTCCTTCAGCGCCGGGCGCGCGTCCAGCCGGGCCTCGACGATGGCGAGGCGCTCGCGGAGTAGTGCCACTTCCGTCCGCGCCTCGGTCAGCGCCCGGTCCAGCGATGCCTGATGCACCTCAGCGGGTGCCAGCGCCGCCTTGATCGTCAGGCGCACGACCTCTGCGAAGTCTTCGAGCTTAGACATGCGTCAGCCAGCCTTCCTGGGCGGCTTTGGTGGCCATCAGGGACGCGAACGAGCGCACGTCCATGTCCTCGTCCTCCGGCGCGGCCGGGGCCGCCTGCGGGGCGCTGGGCGGCTTAGCGAAGGGGTCGTTCGCATCGCGTTCGGCTAGGGCAGCCAGGCTAAATTGCTGCTGCTGCAGATACGGCGTGTCCCCGCCGGCCACGGCCCCGAGCCCGAAGTACTTCGCCCGCGACTCATTCGGCGACAGCACGCCGCCGATAATCGCGTCGGTCGCAATCTTCGTCTTCGTGGTCGAGTCCATCCAGATCAGCGCGTCCACGTCGAATTCCGTTCCGTAGACCTTGCCCGGGACATCGACCAGCCCGAGCCCGTGATCCAGCGCCAACTCCAGCGCCACGATCAGGCACTGCAAGCACTGGCTGTAATACATCTGAATCAGCGGTTCGGAGTTCGCATACGGCGGCTGATGTGACGAATCGATCAGCGCCGCCGGGACGTGATACGCGCTGCAGATTTGCTCGACCGTCCATTTGAGCTGATCGATCAGCTGCGCGTCGCTGGCGTTCACGGTCAGCGGTTCATACGTCAGCCCACCGCTCAAAATCGCCACCTTGCCGACGTTGCCGCCGGTGTACTTTTCCGTCCACAGCTGCTCGAGCTTTTGCGCCTTCTCCACCGGCAACTCGCCCGGCGCCAGCAACACCCCGCCCGGGCTCGACCCATTGGCGAAAAAATTGGTGGAGTTCTGCTGGATGCTCAACCCCTGCAGCGCCACCATCCCGCACGCATAGATCGGCGTCACGCCGACCAGCGGATGGAACAACGGCACCATCAGGTCGTGGATGATTTCCCGCGCCGGCACCGTGACCTGGGTCTCGACGCCCGCGAGTTCCTGGGTCTGCAGCTCGTAGTAGACGGCGCCGTCCGGCGTGACCAGCGGCCGGACCTTCGTCGGGTCGAGCACGTAGAGCGCGACGACCACGCCGCGATCGTCGCGCTGCTTCAGGACGTAGGTGTTCCCAAACGTCAGCTTTGACACCATCCACGATTCGAGAAACTTCGGCGTGATCTGATAGCGGTTCGGCTTGGCGAGCACGGGCGAGAAGGCCGGGCTGTAAATCTCCGTCCAGATCCCATCGGCGTCCTGCTCGACGAGGCGCAGCGGCAGCTTGCCGATGTCCTGGGCGATCAGCGTCGTGCAGGCAAACACCGCCGAATACGACAGCGTCGACGGGACGGTGATCTCGTCGTTTTTTTGCCAGGCGCCGGTATAGGGCTCGCGCACCAGCGGCCACCAGCCACCGCTCCCGGTGACGGGTGCCCCGGACACGGCAGGGGTCCGTGCCCGGGTGATGTCCAGTCCGAACAGGCGCATTACGCCTTCTGACGGCCCTCGCGCGCCGGCGCGTCCTGCACCTCGAGCGTGCCGCTCGGCGCCGGATAGGCGGCGGCCGTCAGGTACTTCACCGCGTTCGCGTTGATCTTGTTCCAGGTGACGAACCGCTCCGCGCGGAGGCCGACGCAGTTGGCCTGCCACAGCGAGACCATGACCGTGGTCGCATCGACCGGCGAGGCCGGGGCGCTGTCCATCTGCAGCGAGGCTTCGCGGCTGGCGTCGATGGTCACCCCGCCGTCGTCGGCATAGAGCACATAGGCCGGTTGCACCGCGATGACGTTCGTCCCGGCCGCGTTGCTGGTGACGAAGTTAATCCCGCGATACGAGCCGCCGTCCGTCGTGATGCCCGGGAACATCGCATCCCCGCTGACGGTCGTACGGAACGACAACGACAGCGCATTCCCCGGCGACATGATGAACGACAGCCCATCGACCGGAATGTTGTTCGTCGTGAAGTGGGCAATGAGGCTCATGATGTCGGCGAGCGGATTGGTCGTCGCAGCTGCGGTCGGGGCGCCGTTGGTGATGCTGGCCGGGTTCACGCCCGCCACCGCCGCCACCGCCGGATCGATAAACTGCGCATCCATGAACTGCGCGATGCCGGCGATCATGTCGCGCCGGACCACGTCCTCGGCTTTCGGATTCGAGAGCCGGACCAGTTCCTCGGTGAGCACGATGATCCCGGCGATCTTGTTGACGCCGAGCGACACCGAACTGAACGCGAGCTTCGTCACCGGCTTCGGCTTCTGCTCGCCCACCCACCCATACGTGCCGCCCGCGGTCTGCGCCGGGACTTTGGTGTTGAAGGGCACATTCCGCAACCCGGGAATCTTGCCCAGGATGGTCGCCGGCCGGAGCAGCTCGAGGAAGTCCGTCGCGATGTTCTGATTGACCAACGGCAGCGCCCAGGTCGCATCCGTGGTCGTGCCCGGGGCGACCGCGGCCTTGAGATAGAGCGAGACTTCCGGCGTCGAATCGTTCCACCGCTTGGCGTACTCCGCGGCCTCGTACATGTTCCCGTTGCAGACCAGTTTCGCGCACGCCATCCGCACAAACGCGGTCCCCTTGGGGACGTTCGCCTTGACCTGCACGACCGCCGGCCGCGGCGTGATCGGGGAGGCCGGGACGGGGGTCGCCTTCGTGACGTTGAAGGTTTCGAGCGCCCGCACCCGCGCGAGGTCGGCGTCGATGGACTTCACCCGCGTTTCCTGCTCGTCGTAGGTCGAGGCCTGGCCGGGGTCGAGCGTGACGCCGGTCTCGGCCGCCTTGCTCATGAGGTCGGTCATGGTGGCCAGCGCCGCGGCGCGGCTGTTCTCGAGCGCGGAGATCTGTTCGGAGTAAGTCTGCATGGGGCGCCCCTCCCGGGCCGCGGCTTTGATGTTCAGGATCGTGGCCTCGACGTTCATGGGAATCGTCACGGCCGAGAGTTCGGCCCACAGCCACCGCTTGATGTGTCGCCCGCCGGATTTCAGCGGCACCGCCTCGATCGGCTTGAACCCGATCGAGAGGCCGCGCACCAACTTGGCCCGCACCGACTGCCACGCCTCGTCGAGCCGGTCGCGCAGGATGCCGGGTTCCTCGACCTTGGCAAACCGGGCTTTGATGCGAATCCCGCCCGGCTCGACCCGTGCCTCGGTGACTTCGCCGACCGGCCGGCTCTGGTCGTGTTGCCACAAGAGCGGCATCGGCAGCGTGAACTGCGCGCCACTCGATTCGACGCAGTCGCCCGCGTGGTCCGGCGCGCAGGTCGTGGCAATGCCGTCGATCTCGCGCGTGTCGAGATCGATCCCCTTGATGTCCAGGGTGGCGCAGGCCCGATTGAGCATGTGCCGCGTAGGATGCGACACGAACGGCCGAGTCGTTATTCTTGGTTTCGGAAAGGCGTGGGCAACTCGCGCCGCAGCGCGAGCCGAATCAGGGCGGGTACGGTGTGGCGGGTCTGCGCCGCCAGCCGACAGAGGGTGTCAAACTGCCGCTGCGTCAGCCGCACATGCACCGGCATTGAGAGCCGATCCGGCGGATCGAGCGGTGGGCGCCCGCGCTTCATGGCGGCCCCCCGAACACATAGATCCCGTAGTCGGTCGGCGCCACCGTGCTCTGCACCAGCATCCGCGACAGCGCCAGCAGGATCGCGTCCACCGCGTCGATCTTGTTCGGGCTGTGATGCGCCTCTTTCGTCGGCAGCAGCGACCCGTCGCGCCGCCGCTCCGCGCAGGCGTTCGAGACTTGCCAGGTGAGAAAGCTTTTTCCCGTGTGCCGAATCTGCTGCGTCTTGACGCGGACCTCGAACTCTTTCGCCGGGGCCGTAAAGACTTTCGCGTTCTTGTTTTCGATGTAGGCCGGCAGGCCGCTCGTCGTCAGATTCACGGCGAGATGCGCCGCCCCGAACCGCTCGATCACGATGTCCTTGACATCGAACCGCAGGCAGTCGGCGCGCAAGTCGGCCTCGATGGTCGCGTAGTCGGTCATGTTGCCATCGGTGACGATCAGCTCCCCATCGGCCACCCATTGCCGGTACGCCGGCACCGCCTGCGCCCGCTCCTGCACCACCAGCGCCGGCAGATAGCCGCGCACGAACACATAGACCAGCCCGTCGCGCTTGAACACCAGCGCCACGGCGGCAATGTCGTCACGCTCCGCCAGGTCCACGCCCAGCCAACACGGTTCGTGCTCGAATTGCTCGAGCGTCAGCGTCGGGTCCGCGCACCGCTGCCACGCCGCGATCGGCAGCCACGTCGCCGCCGAGTGCAACCAGCGGTTGGCGATCTTGACTTCAAATTCCCCTTGCATGCCCGGGGTCGCAATCGCATCGTCCCGATAGCGGCGCACGTAGTCCAGCGTCGGCGTAATCCCGATCATCGGCGCA